CTTACGCCACTTCCAATTTAATATCTTCGAGCATATTCTCCCATTGTGGATGACGTAAGATATGCGTTTATCGGTTTTACCAGCGATTCTGATTTGGTCAGCCAAATAAGCGCTGATCCCCTCGGGTGAACCCAAGCGAGAATCAATATCAATCGCTCTGACCCATCCATTTGCGTCTGGATTATGATCCGATTTTCTGGCGGAGTGACGGCTATCGCCCACCCACCCATCACTGGCAGTACGCCTATCTGGAAACCACGTATCAACTTGATCTCTTAACTGCACGCCAGCTGCACATAGTTTAGGTTTCATCGTTGTTTAAAGTTCGCTCTGGCGTTATCCATCGGCAAGTGTCTTCATCAAATCCAATAGCATCATTAGGCTCAGGCGCTATAAACGCATCTCTTATTGCATCATATGTATAACCTATGCCTGCATAGTTTTTGCGTATATTGCCATTGTACGATGTGCGCTTACAAACCTGACCTTTAAAGTTGCCATACCAAGTTTCAGTATCTAAACCTTCTATTAACTCAGTTTCGTCAATACCTGTAATAACTTCGGTAACAAAATTATTTTCATCTAGGAATGCGTAATGTGCCATTATGCCCAACTCACATTCCCTGTGCCAGCAGTAATTGTTGCTACTGTATCTACACCATCTGTTGCTGTTGAACCAGTAAGTCCTGCGCCAATAGTAATTGTGCCAGAAGCAGTTGGGTATCTAAGAATTACAATTCCTGAACCACCAGCACCAGCAGTAGTAACACTTCCTGTTCTTGCACTACCCCCACCACCTGTATTAACTGTGCCACTACCACCATCAGCTGCGCCGCCGCCAAATGTTGTAGCCCCTGCAGAGTTGCCGACATTTCCTGCGCCGCCGCCTCCGCCAGCCCGACCAACAGAAGTTCCAGTTATACTAGAATTTAATCCAGCACCACCAGCGCCACCTGATGAGCGGGTAGGTGGAACTCCGCCCTCTGCTCCAGCGCCCCCGCCGCCTCCGCCATTAATTTGACCATCTCCAGTTGCTTCACTAGAAGTATTACCACCTTTTAAGCCTTGATTTGCTGTTCCGCTTGCACCTGTTCTTGCGCTACTTTGATTAATATCATTACAAGCACCTCCGCCAGACCCACCTATTAATCCTGTAGAATTAGAACCGCCACCGCCACCCCCACCTGTAGAAGTGATAGTGCTGAAAATTGAATTAACTCCAGAAGATCCATTTGCATTAGTTGTAGAACCAGCACCGCCAGCACCAATTTGGACTGAATAACTTGTTCCTGGATTTAAAGTTAGTTTACTTTCAGTTGATGAATTTGCTCCAGATGTTTCAGTAGCAAAAGAATTACGATAACCCCCAGCGCCCCCGCCGCCTCCGCCATCTCGCCCACTTGAACGAGCACCAGCACCAGCACCGCCAGCAATAACTAAATACTGCACAATTAAAGGTGGTCTAGCACCGCCAGTTATAGCGCTAATTATGTTTAACATTTATGCAATAGCCCCAACTACATACCACGCATTAGCAGCTGTTTTAATACAGGCAGCAGATTTATATTGTGCAAGGGTTGGTGATGCCGCAACTGTGCCTGCACTTAATACTGTTGTAGTGCCAGGTGTAACTGCGCTAATTGTGCAAGTGCCTGCACCTATGTTGAGCACTGTAATAACTGTGCCTATTGCAAAATTGTATGTGGCATCGGTTGGTAACTTAAATGCAATAGCAGTTGCTTTGTTAATCTGCACTAACTGTTGATACTCATCACCGCTTGCAGCTGTGTAATCTGCTGTTTTAGCAGTTTGTACTTCAAAGGCTGGCAGTCCATTCCACATAGCGGATGTGACTACTTGCCCTGTTGTGCCTGGAAAAGTTGACATTATATCTCCTTAATAAGATAAGACGTTTTGGTCTAAGACACCATAATCTATGTTGCCTATTATAAACCCATCTATGACAGGTTCTAGCGTTGTAAACACCGTTTTGAAGCTATTAGGTGTGATGGTGTTGGCTACGCCAAATATCTGCAAGGTTTTCTCTAGCTTTGATCCACCAGGCTGGGTAGTAATCACAGTGATAGGGTCAAAGAAATCTAGGTCTAGGGCAGCGATTATGCCTGAATTGTAGTTAGGGGTGTATAGGTCTAGCTCGATAGCATCGCATCGGATGGTTGTCTCAGCCCTACTAGCCACATAAGCCCTGGCGTAATCTAGGGCTACGGCATCGGTCTGCATTAGCAGGTCTTGCAGGTTATAGCTGTGTATAAAATACTTGTCAATAGATGGCTGATTGATGGCTGTCTGTGCTGACCCACCTGATCTGCTGATCTGAGCCGAATTGAAGATAAGGGTGTCGTCTAATTTCCATACTGCATTGGCGTATGTGATGCCTGTGCCATCATCAGCAAAGAGTGTGGGTGTATTACCTATTGAGGCGGTAGCAGTAAACCTATCTTTAAATACAAACTCTCCATTACTGTCAACATATACAGCGCCATATTCTGAATTAGCGACAGTCTCCATAGCGCTTAAAGATGTGCGTGCTGTGCCTGGGTCAGCCTGTAAAGTAGTTTGACCTGCATCTATTAAACGCATTGATGGTGGCCAGTCGATCTCATCTAATATCTGATTTATACGTGTGCCTGATAGATCGCCAGCGGTAGCGCCTGCGACTGTGCTGATCTGTGCATTTTGTGCAAGCCTCATAGCATCTACAGCTGTAATAGTTGTATAGGCAACCTCTGTGGCATCTTTAGGTTGCTGGTTAACATAAGATGTAATAAAGCCTGAGAATATAGAATAGGTAATACCGCTGTAATTAGCAGTAATCTGCACCTTCTTCATAGGTGTTAATAATCCAAAGTAAGGCCCAGTCGGGTTAGTAGGATTAAAGTCGCCATTCTGGTCTACTATGCGTAAAGTTAATTGGCCTGTAATAAATCTATCTGCCGTAGGGTTGCGGCCTATTTTAGTCTGGACATAATTAACCCGATCAGACACATCGACAATTACAGCCACGCCATCTGCTAATACGTTTGTACCTAATATGCCAATATCTAATTGCATAGCCTGAGCCGTGCTAGGCCCAGTGCTAAAGTTAATTATTGCATTTATGGTAGGCGCAGACATTATTGGATAAACCCTGCTGGTGCTAAATCTCCATTTTGCTTATAGATTTTTAATAATAGATCTTGCATTGTTATCTCAAACTCTTGTAAAGAGGTTAGGCTGCCCTCTACGTTTACGTTAATTACAGGAGCAGCGGTAGTTGTCGGCACACCCGATGGCATAGCACTTGATGGTATGTAAGTATCGCCTCTGTCGAATGTAGCAGCACCAGCCTGCACTCTTTCTAATAATTTAGGTAAACTTTCTTTTAATGAGTCTAGGGTGCCGCCCACGCTTTTTAAAACTATAGCGGTATCTGCTGGGTTTGGCGCTGTAACAGTTGTGCCAGCTGCTATTTGTTTATTTTGCAAAGCCGCTAAGTCGTTAAGATATTTTGTTATATCAGCCTTGCTAGAATTTAAAGACAATACAGCCCCACCAAATGCTGAGGCTAAATCAGTAGCACTTTTAGCTGCGCTTAATTCTGCATTGTATTTCTTAGCCAAAGCCTCGTTATTGTCTAGGATGGCTAACTTAGCCTGTATGCGTAGTTTAGTCTCAGCATCGGTAGCCTCGCCTAGCGCCTTCATTAAGGCTATGCGTTCAACGTTAAACTTTTCTTCTAGTTTATCTACCTCAGACTTAGCCTTCATCTTGTTAATTTCGTCTTGGCGTAGTTTGTTAGAGGTCTTTAGTCTAGTAATTTCTTTAACACGCTCTATATCTTTAGTGGCGCTAGAGCCAAGTCCATAAGTAAAGTTAGATGTGGGTTTTGTTCTTTCTGTTTCTCCAAGTTGTTTTAAAATTGTTGCTAGAGGGCCATACAACATTTTTATTGATATGTTTTTTAATCCTAAAGATTCTAGCAAGCCTGTAAATTTACTTATTAACAAACCTATGCCCACAGTTATATCAGCAATATCTGTTGCTAATTCTGTCATAGCGTTGCTTACATTTTCAATATTTTTGTCT